AAATTGAACTGGAGACAACGCTGTAGGAAATAAGTCTTTAAATTTTACTTTAGTAATTGGAGTGAATGAACTGCTATAAATGAGAAGACTTCCATCAGAAAAAGCACCTGCTATGGGATCTACTCCAGTTCCAATAATGAATGGTAATGCTTCTCCCATACTATCTGGATATCCAAGACCTCTCATCCAGTCATGGATTTCTAGATAGTTCTCCATATTTTCATCCACCATAAATTGAATGGAGAAATCACTGTATACTAACTTATCTCCAGGAATCATCAAATCCTTAAGAGGAGTTGATTGAACTGCTACTCCTAAATTAATGCCTGGAATGTTCACCGAGTTGGCGAAAAAATCCACTTTAGGTGCTTTTTCCAAACTAAATTTAAATCCAGTTGGGGATAAAAAGTTTTTATTTTTAATTTCCCTATCCCATTTGGATAGCCCACTTTCTCTAACCATGGAATTAAATACAGTTCATATTAGTATTTAGCAGTCATTAAATACCGTACCAACTTGAGAACCGAGACTGGATCCTGCTTTTTGTCCTAACAGAAGAGCCCATCCTCCTGCCAACCAACCCACGTAGGGAATACCCATAACAGCAGGAACAGCAACACCAGCAGCAATTGCACTACCCGCCATTGCACCCTGAGACCGTGCTCCAGCGTCCGCCACGATACACGCGATGTCTTTTGCAGACTTTCCCTCGCCGTCTGCCACAGCGCCTCCTGGACCCATATTACGGGTTCCTTCTCTAGTAAACTGATCACGGCGCCATTCATTTCTGACTTCAGTCTTACCACCAAATAATCCTTTCTTATTCACATCGGAAGATGATGATCTTTGTGATTCTAAAACCTTAGGATCATCAGCACGATATTCGATTTCATATCCATCTTTACCAGCTCTAATAGTGTACGATGAGTAATCACCACGGGGGATATTGATAGTTGGAATTTGTGGAACTCTAGGTGGTTCTGGTTTTCTTACAATGTAACCTAACAACCCGATATGCGCTATAGCAAAAATTGCGCCAACAGTTCCTGCAATTACTTTCAATCCCGATACCTTACTACTTACTTTAGGTTCATCTGACATCTTAACCTCCGATGTTGAATTAATTAACTCACTTAGTCGTCCCACATTTCAATCATTTAAAAGCAGCCCTATTTATAAAAAGGCATAAAAAAAGACCCCGAAGGGTCTTTGGTAAGATGTGAACCTTGAATCACATGAGGTTCTTGACGGTGACTCTTCTGTAGTAACGGTTAGAGTTAGCGAGGAGTCTACCCATTCCCTGAGTGGTTCCTTCCGCGAATGGATTGGCGACCATGCCGTAGCGGGTCTTAAAGCCAATTTTGGGTTGGAAGGTGTCCTGTCCAACGGCGCGAACCATCTGGAGAGGAACATAAGGACAGTAGAACATACCTGCGTCATAAGGTGAAGAACCCTTATAACCAACAACGTAGTACTGGTTTGCAGCATTGTTTGCAGCAAATGGGTCGATGTAGACCTTATACTTACCAGCAAGTGTGCCAGCGAAAGTATTACCAGTGTCATCAACGTTAAGGTTAGCGTTGAGTGCAGGAGTGTAATCCAGGATACCTGCCATCGTGAGTGCGGATGCAACGTCTGCGGAACACAGAACAACGTTGCCCTTCCCTCTACGAGTTCTTTGTGCGATTGCGTTAGCGTCTCTTTCGATTTGGAAAAGTAGACCCTTGAACTTCTCAACACTCCAACGTCCGTTAGAGTCAACATCGAGGTCGAACTCACCAGCGGTAGCGGTGTTAAGAGTTGCACCCTGTTCAGCAACTTTGTAGATGGAACGAATGACTTCGCGGTTGATCTCAGCAAGAATCTCTGTGGAGAGAATATTTGCGAGTTCAGCCTCAGCATTCAAACCATGAATTGCCTTAAGGTCTTGTGCCAGTTCCAAGGAGTACTCTGCTTTCAGAGCTCTTGACTTGGCGGTTACAGTGACTTTCTCGATCGAGAATGCCATCTCTTGGAAGGCATTAGCAGCGGCATCACCGAGAGCTTCTGACTCTCCAGTTGCCATACCCTGACCTACGTTGTAGGCAGAGGTTGTTGCGGAACCAACGGGGTTCAGAACTGAGGGGTTAGAACCTGACTGTGAACCTGTACCGAAACCAGCAGCCTGGTCGGTTTGTCCACCTGTAAGGGACTGATCACTATCCTGACCAGAGAATGCGGTATCGGGCTCGTTGAACAGTGCCTCAGTACCACTCTGATTGGTGTAGCGGGAGCGCATTGCAAAGATTAGTCCAGTAGGACCACTCATTGGTTGTACGCCTGCAAGGTCATAAGCGACCAAGTTGGGCATTGCACGTCTGATCAAAGAGATCAGTACTGGGTCGAAACCAGCGACAGGACCAGCTGCTGTCGAAGAACCACTAAATCCACCTGTTCCAGCAGAGTTGGTAGGTGAGGCTTCACTCAGGAAAGATGATTCTTCCTGGAGCATTTGCTCTTGGTTCTCAAGAAGAACAGCGGTGACATTACGTCTATGGTTATCCTTGATAGCACCAGACCCTTCGTGGTCTAGTAGAGGAGCCCACTTTTCAGTAAGCTGTTGGTAATTAATGTGTTGTTGCATTTTGGATTCCTATGTTTGAAATTAATAATCTCTAAATCACTGCTTGACGTTAGAGAGTGCTCTTAGATATGCAGCCATAGATCCAGTTGTTGGTTCTACGTATTCTGCTTCTTCTTTAAGAACTTGAGTCTCTGTCGTCTTGGAAGAACTAGTGTTACTAGAGAAGTAAGACTCCTTCAGTGTTTCTAGTTTTTCACGATAGCTTTCTTCACTTTCAAACTCAACACCTTCTGCAAGAACTGCGAGTTTATCTTTCTGAGAAACTGCAAGTCCTTCTGCAACGGTATTCATAATAGTTTCAGCAGTCGATACCGACAGCTTACTATTCAGAGCAACATTTCTTTCGATTTGCTCATTGAGTTTGGTCTCCATTTCATCAAGTTTGTCTACCATGCTCTCAAGTACATCATATCTATCTTCAGGAAGTGATACATAATGTTCTTCAAATAGACCCTTCATTCCCTCAAGGAATGATTCGGTCATTTCTGTCTTGATTCCACGCTCAACGGAGAGAGCGTTTTCCTCAAGCCATTCTTCAGCGACATATTCGAGGTACGAATCCAGTCTTTCAGTAAGTTCAATCTTAATTGTTCCAACTTCTTCGACTAGTTTAGTTTCGTAAGCCTCTTGAATTTGATTTTCGATATCTGTGATCTTAGCGGTAAGCGAAGCTTCAAAGATTAGTTTAGCCTTTTCTCTGAATTCTTCTGAGAGTTCTTCACCGCCCAAGAGTGCCTCAACATCTTCTGCAATTGCAGCATCGATGTCAATGATACTTTCTTCGGTTTCGGTCAGATCTTCCTCAGCAATTACTTCTTCAGTAGATGCTTCGGTCTCTTCAGCGTACTTAGGTGCTTTGGGCATTGATTCAGCAGGTTTTGCGCCTTTGTTGACTACATCCTTGACTTGCTTAATAGTCTGTGTAGGAGTTTTAAGCGCGTTAGAATTATCGTCTGGTCTAGAATTCTCGGGGGTAGGTCCACCGAGATCCTCAACGGCAACGTTGTCGGGAACATAGTTAGGTGCTTTGGGCATGGAATCACCAGCCGCAGCACCACTATTGACAGCGGTTTTGGATTGCTTAGTGCCTACTTCCATTTCTTGTAAATCTCCACGAGACATTTGAACTCTCCGTTTTTAATCGTTGTAGATATCGTAATCTGTATTTATTTATTAAATTCAGAGATTTGATAAGAAGTTTTGGAATATTTCCAACTTCTTCTCGTCCAGTCTCTTTTGATCAACAAATTTATTTATAGTTTTTTTAGTTTCTTTAATTGCCTGATCGACAATTTCTTCAGGTTGTTTCTCAATTACCGCAACGGTTTCTTGAACTGTTGCTTCTCTAATTTGAGACTGTGCCTTTAGGAGACCTGCATCCCAAATCCATTCAACTCCTTCCATGATTCCGTTAACAAAAGCATCAGGAGCAGAAGGATCTGCGACAATATCAGCAGCGGTAGCGAGCATAAAATCCTCACCAACTACTTTATATCCTTCACTTGTATCACGTAAACTTCCCATTCCCCTAGAAGAAACTCCCAGTTGAACACCCTCGTCAATCAATGACTGAGCAATTTTGCCCATAGGAGTATCAAGAAGTTTAGCTTTTCCAATAAAATTATGTCCCTCTTTATGGAGGTCTACAATTTTATGAGAAACCCTATCTAGATTTACAGTTGGTCCATCGGGATGTCCTAATTCACCAAGAGCACGCCCTTTAGAAACAAACTGCTCCATATACCTGTTTACCTCTTTGTCCAGAGTTTCAACAGGATAGAAACGACCATTCCTATTTTTCAAATTTCCTTGAAGGAAAATACCTTCAATGAACATAGATTTCTTGCCGTCTTTTTCTTCGACAAGGACCTTTGCTGATTCGATTTCTTCGGTAATAAGTTTCATTCTTCTTCTGGTTCCTCGGCAGGTGTTTCAAGTTCTGCAGATACCTCTACTTCATCATCGGAAGTTTCTGGTTCTGCATCATCTAACTGATCAACCCAAGGATTGGGTCCTCCAAACGCATCAGCTGTAACAGCTGGACGAATGGTTTCGATGTTTTCTGCAGACTTTGCAAATAAAACATCTTTGATCTTAGAATGAATCTCTGTGGGAGAGTCATTGTTCACAATCAAATCAATAAGGTCATCCATAACAGATAAATTAACTACAAACTAGAAGTATTTATATTTCCCCTCCCTTGGGCATCTCAATAGCTGACCCATCAGCTTCTACTGCAGAACCATCAATACCTGGTTCTGTTATTGGAGATCCAAGATCTTCACCTGCACCAATACCCATTTCAAGTTGTTGAACTTCCATAGGATCAATCAACTTACCATCTTTAATTTCTTGTGCCATCTGTTTGTCGATCTCGACCATCTCCTCATCTTTTTGTTTGAGAACAGTTCTCCTTACATATTCAAGAGAGAAATACTTTCCAAGATATGGATCAACTGCAGCAGCAGTTCCAAGTCTTTCATTAAGTAGTTCAGTCTCTTTTAATTCCGCAAAGTGATTATCGTAAACGAAGTCATATTGAATATGATCGGAAAGAATTTCCCAATCTTCAGGTGTAACAATATTTTTCAGAATAAGTTGTGTCTTCAGCATGTCGCTAAAAACACCAGAAAATCTTTTCCTTAAACGTCCAACAAACTTAGTGAATTTAACTTCATCTCGCAAGATTTCTGAGGAACGACCAAGATTGAAACCTTCTCCAGATCCAGCAATACGAGATTCTGGAACACCTAGTGATCTATATAATTTTTTCTGGAAATATTCAATATCAGCAAGTTCTCCCAGATTTTGACCACCAGGAAGAGTTGTAATCTCTGTTCCTCTACCACCTTCACGACGAGGCAACCAAAAATCTTCAAGCATACTCATATGCTTACGATCATCTCGGACTTCACCAGTCGATGCATCATAAACTAGTTTGTTGCGATAACGACTCATCACATCTTTCAAGTATTGTTCGGCTTTAATCTTTGGCAGATTACCAACATCAATATAGAAAATTCTTCTTTCGGGAGCACGAGACAATCTATAAATTACAAGACTATCTTCAATCATGCGAAGTTGATTGAGTGCTTTAATAGTTTTGTGTAGATATGAAATGATCGTTTGCTTATTCCTATCTACTAAACCAGAGTGACAGAATGTTACTGCGTCAATTGCAATTTTTACTGGTCTATTTGAATTACTAAATGGTTGTCCGATAGCTCCTATATTATTTTTTGCTGCTTGAGTATTTGGATCATACAGATAATACTCTTCAATCTCTGGGCTTAATGGATTGGAAGTATCTTGAACTCTTTGCGCTAGTTGTTGTGCATTCTCCTTTGACTTTAACTTTCTAACGTACTTAATTTTTAGGGGGTCAATATAACGTACTTCTTGAATACCTTCTTGAGGTGCTTTTAAGTCAATAACTTTATGGTAGAAAATTCTTCCATCTACATACCAGTTACGCAAAATTTCATGACACTTCTTGTCGAAGTCCATGACCTCCTTAACTTTTTTAAATTCCGATCGGATAAGATCCTTAAGTTTTTCCGAACCAGGAAGATTTGATAGATCAATTTGAACGGGAGAATCGTTCTGATCAGAGACAATAGCCTCATTTATAATATCTTCAATGGCGCTATCCACCTCAGGATGCAATGCCATTTCTCGATATCTTTTTATCAAATCAAATTCAGATTTATAGACACCATCGATATCTACATACTGACCATAAAATCCACTACTGACAAAAAAGTCCGACGAATCCTCATCGGACTTTGGAATAGGAGAAACAATACTCTTTGAAGTATCGTCTTCTTTTTCAATTTTAAAACCAAACAACCTAGCCATTTAGATTCACTTAAGGCATCATCAAATGTATTTATTCAATGAGAATTAAGCACTCTGAGAATCGGCAGTAGTTACTGGTTCCTCTTCTGTACCAAAGAGGTTAACATTATCTCCAGTATATGCATCCCACCACTGAACTTGCATGTCTACAGTAAACTCTTCAATAGTATCGGAGTTATCGTAAGAAAGTTCGATGGAACTAACGTTTGTTGGGAACAAACCATGGAAGACATATTTTTTCAGGACTGGATACTTATCACCAGCACCTAATGTTGCTTTATCAATACTAGCTGGAAAACTACCAGTAGAAGCTCTAGTATTTCTTCCTAGTTGATATACAACTGCATCTTTCTGATATTGAGTTGGATTAATAACACCAGTAGCATTATCATGCTTATTGATGCCATTCATCCATTGCTCGAATGCATTTCGTAGATCGAATGTAACGTCATTGATGACTGTAATAGTCCAGACATCAAATGTTCTGTCACCTGCAATCTTAAGATTTCTTCCTCTGAAAGGAACGTCGATGACGTTAATATTCGAGGCTGGTAATTGAGCAGCCTTGATTAGAAATCTAGAATTGGCAACAGATTCCGTAGGGACTTGGACGTAGCTTGGGAAAGCAAGTTCAACCTCAAACAAATTGGGGCGGGCGGCCCCTCCAGATAGTCGAGCCTTGAAATCCTCAATAGTCCTATTCCCTACCAATGGTGGGTTAAATGACTTTGAACTGGGCATGGCTAATTAACTCCTTATACTGTTATTTAGTGAGACGGATCAAACATTACCAACTACTTCATCAAAACTGACTCCCGAGCGTGTCGCAACGAATGTCAGACCAATGAAGTTAATTGATCTATTTGGTTTTACGAAGATATCAGCCTTGAACTGATTAGAATCGACAACATCTGGTGTGTTGTTAGAGTCATCACAAATTACAACAAAATCAATGATACCTCTCTTCGCCTTAACATCACGAAGATATGGTTCAACAATATTCAAGAAGTTAGTTCTTGTGAGAATGTCATTGAACTCGAAGAGTTGTGCTCTTGCAGCTCTCTCTATTGTTTGTTCAATAGTGAGGAACAAACGACGAACGTTAATTCTATCAAATGCAGATGCTTCTTTAAGAGCAGTCTTATCACCATAGAGAACCATTCCTGCACCAGGGGAGAATATCACTGGGTTAATTCTCTTGGGATATAGAAGATCTCTCTGTGCCTGTGATGGGTTGTATGCCAGTTTAACAGCATTATTGATCGAACCTCTTTGTGAACCTGCAGGAGAGAACCATGGGAAAGAATTGATTGAAGTTCTTGCCATGAGACCAGCAGTATCACCATTCAAAGGAACATATCTGAAAGAATTATTAAATCTATCGAATGTATATTTGTAACCAGAGTCAAATACAGCATAAGAACTGGAAGTCAAACTATCATAGAAGTTAATGATGTTATTTGTCTGTTGATCAGAATCACTAATTCCAACAACATCAGGTTTGTATGGAGATATACACGCAATGCAATCTTTGCGAGTATTTGCAATCTGAATCAATTTGTTTGCCTTGGCTTGTGCCTCGAAGACAGTAGTACCTGATGAGGGACCCTGAAGGATGTAATTAACAGAATACTCTGCAGGGTTGTCGAGGATAGTATATGAAGTAATTACATCGGATAGATTGCACTTGTAAACTCCAACACCACCATAATCACTACCACCACCAAGAGAGTAAGTGTTAGCTCCAGCACCGTTATATGTTACTCCCTGTGCTTCTTGTCCCCATGTACCACTTGCATCCAGAGTGTATCCACCCAACATATTGAACTTAAGTGATCCGCCAGTTTGTGCAGCACCAACAAAGATGTCTTGTGAATACTGTGCAATATAGTTCTTGTAGTAAATATCTGTACTTGGAGAAATTTTTGCATCGGAAGCCTTAGAAAGACCAACCCACTTTTCTACAATGTTTCCTGCGCTTCCAGTTACTTTGCCAGTGTCATCAACAACGACAACATGTATCTCATCAAATCTGGAACTTCTTTCTGCAGCATATCCAGACGTTGCAGGTTTCTCAGCAAGAGACTTCCAGAAAATTGTCTGGTTTTCTAGTCCAAGAGTCTGTGTATTGTACCAGTCTGTTGCAGTATTGCCCTGTCTCAAGGTAAGTCCACTACCAATACCCGTCTTAACAATGAAGTCTGTATTAGCGAAAGAAACTGAAGCTGCAACATCCATGATGACTGCAGTAGTTGAATCACCTTCTGTAGTGAATCCAATAACTGTTCCTTCGTAATTTCCATTGACCGACTTTACCTTATCGCCAAACGCAATTTTGGAGTTGTCTAAGTCAGATCCAAATCCAATCATTGTGGATCCGATACCAACAGTTGCTTGGAATCTAGTTCTTTCAATACCAATTTGATCACCTACGTTATCAAATATTCTGTAAAGGTTTCTATTGTTAAAGTAAGCAGTATTGATACCACTAACGTATGCCTCCTGTCCTTCATCGTATCCGAGGAATGATTTTGTGGTGCTTCCTTCTTGATAATCAGTTTCAGACCATTTGTCATTGGAAACGTCATATTCTGATAGAATCTTAACATCAACTGAAGATGCGTTAACCGAAGTAATGACGCCTTTAAGATATCCTGTCTTAACTCCAACAGTACCATCACTTAGTGCTACTGATGTTGAGAAACCAGCAGTGATTGCATATCCTACCTGGAGACCATCTGTACCAATTGCAAGTCTTTGGTCAGCAGAAGAGTCGATTGTGCAAACTTTAAGATCATTAGCCCAAGAACCTGGGTTTCTGGATGCATATGTCCAGCTGATATCTTCTCTGTGATTATTTGTATAATCCTCAGAGGAATTAATTTGCAAACCAGCCAGGGATCCCCCCGCTAGTGCAACGTTGGCGTTAGATAGAGTTGGGTGACTAGATCTAATGACTCTTAGAATACCACCGTAAGAAAGATACGATGAAGCACTCATCCAGTACTCATACTGGGAATCGGTAGATAGTGGTTTACCAAACGTTTGTGTAAGATCGTTTTCAGTTTCAATTAGTAGTGGTACGTCTACGGGTCCTCTTTCAAAAGGACCAGCAATGGCACCCACCTGATCATTAATATTATCAATGCGTCCAAT